CTGTTGCACTAACTGCATCTGATAAACCAGTTCCTATTGATGTTGCCAATTCTTGAAACATTTTTTCATTTTCTGCTAATGCTTTATCTAGTGCGCCAAATTCTTTTTTCAGACCTACAAAAAATTCTTCTGCTACTGTTTTTTGGAAATTAAAATATTTATCTCCAATCATAGATAAAGTTCCTTCTAATGTGTTCGCTAAAGATTTAGTCGCACCATCAAATTCACCACCATCACCAAATACTCTTTCTAATGCTTCTGCTGTTTCTTCTATTGATACTTTGGCGCCAGCTTTAAAACCAAGCATAGATTTAACACCTCTATCTCTAAATAAATCGGCAGCACCTATACCAGCTGATAATGATCTTTGTATTTGTTCTGCAGTAGTTTTAAAATCTAGACCAGTAACTGCGGCAACATTACCTGTTAATCGCATATTTTTTGCTAATTCTTCTGCATCATCACTTACAACAGCTAATACACCTGCACCCTTTTGTATTTCTCCCAATGAAAAAGGAACTTCACCTGCAAATTTTGCCATTTCATCAAATGCTTTTGCCCCCTCTTCAACACTACCAAATAAAAATTTTAAACGAACTTGTAATGATTCAACTTGTTTTCCAACATCAATAAATGACTTAACAACTAATCCCGCACCTAAACCTACTAAAGCATTTTTTAAATTAAATACTGATTGCTTAACACCATTAAGATTACCTTGAACTCTATTTAATGCTTGTTTTGACTTATCCTTTGCAACGATATCAATATTTACTTTTTTTGTAGCCATTATCTTCTTTTCATTTGAGCGATTCTTTGTTGCCTATCTTGTTCTTCTCTTTTAAGTTCAAAATAAGCAATCCACATATTAAACTCTGTCACTGACATTTGCAAGATTTCACTTACTGTCTTATGCAATACTTCAGCTAAAGAAAATATATTATGAAGTTCTACTGTATTTTTTATTTTTTTTTAAGTGCTTGGAGGTCTTGATTTTCAGATGCCATAATTTCAGAAGCAACTTTTGCAATAACATCTGTATCTGCTTTTAATTTGAAAGGCATTTTATGTTCTAAAGTAAACATTCTTTCGCCATCTTTAGTTAATGATTTAGTAATAATAACATCAATGAGAACATTAAGATCGCTCTCATTAGCACCTTTGAAAAGTTTTGCCTTTTCTTGCATATTAAATGGCTTACTATAAATAGCTTTGTCGCCTATAAGTCCCCATTCAGGAACTTCTATAATTTTTGTTTCAAGCGATTCAAAGTGTCCTTTGACTCCCTCAAAAAAGTCTATTTTTTCAGCCATTCAATTTATACTGTTGATCTAGTCAATACTCCTGTGCCTTGTGCTGTAAAAGATGATTTAATTGTATCATCTAAAGTAACTGAGTGTGATTCTCCTGTTACTAAAGCAGTTCCAGACCAATAATAATCGCCTGAATCTGAACCCTCTGGATAAAGGTTTAAAGTAACTGAACTACCAACTGTTAATGCTTGTTGTCCACTTGTATCTGTTTCGTCAAAATGTGCTTCAACACTTGCAGACCAACTTGTTCTGCCTGCCAAATATTCTCTAGCTGTTGAGCCTAAATTTGATCTCTCAATTACATCGCCTGTAGTGTCAAGTGAAAATCCTGAAACACTACCGACAGCATTTGAGCCTAGTTTCACTGTACCACTTTGTCCTGTGTGATTACCCATGTCTTACTCCTCTGTTTTTGGTTTTGGTTTAGTTTCTGGTTTCGGTTGAGGCATAGTCTTGCCTTTCACTTTCCACCCATTCTTAACAAGATTTTCAACTTCATTTGCAAAAACTTCTCGTTCAGTTCCATTATTTGCTGAAACTAAAACTACTCTATTTGTGCCCATAAATGACTCCCTTGTTATTCATTAACTAACCTTTTTTTCAAAGTTAGTCAAAATATATTTTACCAATTATGCTGTTCCTCTAGTAAATTGATAAAAAACTCGTGCAACTAATCTAACACCACCATAAGGGAATAACACTCCCTCATCAGTATTAGTTTCTATAATTTGTGTATCTAATGCATTATTATTTCTTGTTATATCTGCATCTAATGTTTCTTCCACAACCTCTATTAATTGATTTCTTAATGTGTCAATATTGCTCGTTGTTCCTTTAACAAAACCAACAATAACAAAATCAATTGTTCCTTGCCTTTTACCTACACCAACTGCACCCATTGTACTTGGTTCTCTTGTTTCATCTCCGCTTTGAACATATACTGCCGGGAATTGTGCATTGCTTAATTCATCTGGTTCAAATGGCTCTCTAGTTATCTTTTTAAATGTAATAGGCGAACTTACAGCAGTAAGCTTAGTTATTATATCACCAGCTATATCTTCTCGTTCACTCATCTTATTCCTGTCAATCTAAATAAATGTTGTGCAAATCGTTTCTGTATCTGAATTTCATCTTTTCGTCCAATACTAAAAAAAGGTCTTACTACTTTCTTTTTACCTGCACCAAAAAAATCATGGTATGCTGCTTTTTTATTTTCTGATTGTCGTCTAAAAAATAAAGTAGATTTTTTTCTATCAGCTTTCCAAGTTAGTGAACGAAACATTTGTCCTGTATCAGTTAAATCCACAAAAGAAACTTGTCGCCCTTTTTCTTGTCTAGCTTTTTTTGTTGATTGCGCATAAGGTTTTAATCTACCACCATCTGGTAATTCCCCTTTTTGAGTTTTTTCTGTTATTTGTTTAACACCATAAGCAGAAACTCTATTTAATGATTCTTCTATTGCTCTTGGTACTTTTCGCTCTATTGATTTTAAAAATTTAACAACCTCTATTGTGTTAGCTTTAATCTTAACATCTGCAACCATTATCTAACAAGGCGACCTGTATGTAGTGTTTCTTTTTCACTATCTGATATTGTTCCTCCCCCATCTTCATCATATTCAACACCATCTTTTAAAACTTGTGAAAATTCTTCTTCAAATCTATCTCTATAAAATTCTATTTGAACTTGAAAAGCATCTTTGCCCTCTCCTGTATTTCCGTCTCGCCATTTAGTTAGTTGCGGATAAACATATTTCCATAAACATAAATAAACTACAGAGTAAATCCATTGACTATTAGTAAGTTTACTATCAGTCATTTCAACAGAAGTAACTTTTGTAATATCTTTGTATCTAACTTGGTGTCTGTATCTTTCCCACCATTCAGCTCTAATTTGTCTTAATACATCATTTTCTGCTAATTGTAATTGAACACCAAAATCAGTAATACCAAAACCTAGAATATCTGGTTGTATTTTTTGTAAGTCACTATTAGCTACACTAAATTGAGAAGTAGCCATTATTTACCACAAACACAGTTACCGTTACAATGACACATTATTTTTTTCCTTTTTTCTTTTTAGGTTTATCTTCTACTAAACTATATCCTCTAAATTTCCAAACATCTTCATTTCTTTCCCAATCAACTTTTTTTCTTTTGATAATTTTTACACCATTAGTTAATTCAATAATTTGATCGTCCATAATTCCACTCATTGTTACTTTGTTATCTATTACCATAAAATCCCCTTGTGTAAGAGGGGGATTAACCCCCTCTAATTAATTAATTGTTTACAGTAATGATGAATCCATCATTAACTCAACACCATAAGTATCGTTTAATTCAGCAACTCCATAAACTGCTGTAGCAACAATCTCATCTGCTCTTAGAGAAGCATCTCTTTGAGTTTCAAGTTTTAAGTCTTGCATCATCGCTAGTCCTAAAGCATCTTTGTGGAATACAGCACCTTTATAATCACCAGTTGTACCAGTGTTAGAAATGTTTGCAGATTCATAAACTGGAACACCAGCTACTGTACCTACAAATCCAGATCGCATTGCTTCATTACCAATATCTGTAGTAGCACCAGATCCTGCACCAAAAGTATTAGATACTCCTGATTTCATATCATAAGCTATGTATGGATGTACCACACAAGCTAAATCTGATGATGGTACTGCTAAGTTTCTTAATTCAGCTACTGCTTCAAATAGTTTTGCCGCAGAAAAAGCAACATCTGCTCCACCTACGATTTTACTAAATCCATCAAATAATGCGATTAAATCTACATCAATTTTTTTAGCGATTGCTTCACCAAATAATCTACCAATATCACTCGCAACATTTCTTGATGCACTATTTCTAGCCAGATCAGTTAATGTTGTCATGATTCCAATTTCAGAAGCAGTAATTGTTACTGAACTTGGATTGATTGCAGTATTAGATAAATCTGCCGCTTCTGATACTGCCGCAGCACTCACAGCCGCATAAATAGGTACTTCTACCGATTTTCCGCCACCAGAAATAGTATAATTTTTAACTAATCCTCGCATAAGTGATCTCTCATTTGCTACGAACATTGCCTCTGCTATGATCTCTGTATATAGTTCCGAGATCGTTGAACTTGTCGTTTCATCAGCCATTGCTAATCTCCTTTAATATTTAAGTTAAATTTATGACTGTGGGTTTACTATCCCTTTCCTTTTTATATTCAGCATATCGCTTCCTATCTTCAGGTTTTGTCATATCTAATTCACCAATATTAAAAGGTTTTGGCGTAACCCTAGCCACATTTCCTTGACTTCCAGACCCACTAGGAGTGGCACTTTGAAAGTGCGGGTTTTGTGTTAAAAATTCTTGAACATATTCTTCTACACTCAACAACTCTCCATTTTTATTATAACGAGGTTGACTGTTTTCTGCAAGTACTTCTACCTTCCCCTCATCATTTAATTTTACTTGTGATTTTAATAATTGAACAACTTGATCTGGTACATTAGCTTTATGCTTACTTGCACTAGATAATAAACTATCATTAATTTTTATTTGTTCTAATTGTATTTTTAAATTTTTAATTTCAGAATTAGATTTTTCTGCTTGTTGTTTTATTATATCTTCGTATTCGCCTCTTTTTTTCTTTTGCTCTAAATCAGATTCTTCTTTTTGTTTTATTGCTTTAATAGCATTATCAAAATTTTCTGTACCTAGTTTTTTTAAAATTTTTTCTCGTTCTTGACCTATTCTTGTTCTAATAGCATCTGACATTTGCTGTTCAGTATAGGTAGTTTCAGCTACTGTATTTTCTTCAACTTTAGTTTCTTCTGCTTTAGTTTCTGGTGCAGTTTCTAAAACAGTATCTTTTTGCTCGTCAGCCATAGTATAACTCCTTTTATATTAATTCGTTTATATCCCAATCTTTGTCAACAGGCAACCAAGTATGTCTGCAACGATAACCACCTCTTACTATAAATGGATCGCCACTAGATTTACCACTCCAATTTCCTGTCCAAATTGCTCTTATTTGTTTTTCGTTATAAGTATTGCCAACATGCCTACGACAAAAATCTCTTGTTGTTTCAACTAATGTGCCTGTGTATTTAAAACTTTTTAATCCTGATGCCTTTGCTTTATAAACTGTAAACTGTCCATCAAATTGCATAACTGAATCATGTGCTATTTGTCCTGCATAACCAGACATTGATCTACCTCTAACATCTACTTCGCCTGTTATTTTCGCTCTTATATCTTTGACCATATCTTTAAATGGGCGACCTGCTATCGCATTAGCATAAACATTGTTTGATATTTCTGTTAAATATCTATTTGCTAAATCTTCAAAGCCACTAAATGCTTGATATTTTAATGCAGTTATAGTGTCTAAATCTATTTTAGTTAATGATTTAAATTTATCTGGTATTTTTAAAGTTCCAAATTCTTTTATAAATTCGTTAACAACTTTATCATAATCTCTGACCACTTTATCAGCAACAAATAAATATGTTTCTTGTAAATGCCTTTTAATATCTTTTCGTAATTCTATTGCTATTCTAGTGTCTATTAATTCACTACCACCTGTTGCTCGTGAAATACTGCTTAATATTTCTTCTTCTAGTTCTTTTAAAGTTCGTTTTAATTGTGCTTCGTGTTGATCAGCTAATTGTTCTAATATTTCTTGTCTGCTCATACATATCCATTATCGCCAACTTTTTATCGCCCAATATGCAGGACTTAAATTTTTTTGCCCTTTGACTTTTTTTAATACTCCACCCATTCTTGCCATAAATGATCTTTTTCTTGCAGGAATATGTTTTTTTATACTCATAGTTTTACTACCAAAATTCACTTTTTTTACATTGCCTGTTGATTTATCTTTTACAAAAACTTTAAATTTTTTAACATCGCCTCGCATAATTTTATTTAGCTTGACTGTTCTGCCTTTATATTTTGCCATTATTCTTCTAAAGTTTCTTGCCCCTCTATACTTGGAGTTGCAAATGTGCCAATAGCAGTAGTGCTACTATCTATTTCATTATTAATTGTATTAATTGATTCGTCATCATCTATTACAGCTGAAACTATTTGTTTATCTATTTCTTTTGTAAATGTTTCTGATTTAACACCACTAGCTTTAGCAGTTTGTAGTAATTGTATATCACTTGCCCAATCTCTAATATCAAAAGTATCAGGATATTCAACAAAACCATCCCAAGTTTGATTTTGCCACATAGCAAATAATGACCATATTGATTCTTCTGCATTTTCTAAATGGTCTGCTTTTTCACTTAATCTAGCATTCAATAATTGAAATTCAGTTTGTAATGCTATTCCACTTGCAATTTGACCTGTTGTTGCTCTTACAGAACCCATGTGTGTTATTCTATCAATGGCTTCTATTTTATTTTGAATACATTTCATAATCCCATCTAAGTTTTGCCCTGATGGTTGTATGATATAAGGTTTTAAATTAGCATCCATATCTTCTGGCATTTCAATAATACTACCAGCGCCAGCAGAAGCATTTACATTTGGTGTTTTTACTAATGAGGGGTGGTTTGCTAATCTGATTAATTGTTCTTTTTCAGAATAATCATTATAGATTGACTGTTGTAATTCTGCAACATCTGACAAATCACTAATGCCTATGCCTCTTTTATGTGATCGTTGGTTATATAAATTAACTGCAGGGATTTTTCCTAAAGGATTTATTACTTCATCAATTAATTTAACTTCTCTACTTGTATATTCTTTTAAATAATCTTTTACTTCATAAGTGCATATATCTTGTTCAGTAAATACTTTAACGATTGCTCTATCTTGATTAACATCTTCTAATAAAACTAATAAATCTAAATAAAATCTTCCACTTCTTGCTCTTGAATAATGCCAATTAACAACATTTTCTGGAGTATAAATTGAAATATATGGTCTTATATCTTGTTCTAATTCTTCTGCTCTTGTTTTTGTATTAACTTGTGGTTTATCTACAACTGCCCAACAATTACCATAAATAGATGCTTGAGTTTGCATTTCTCTCATAACATTGTTAAAACTTCTTCCATCTAAATCAGCATCTACAATAAATGCTTCTAATTGTGGATCGCCATTTAATTTGCCATAATCACGACTAGGTGGAACTCGCCACAAAAAACTAGAATAAATTTGCACAACATTACGACAATGATTATCAACTGGGGTATGTCTAATTCGTTGATCGTATTCTTCTGGTGTTTCTAAAATATATCTATGTAAATTGTATCCATTTTTATAATCATTACCACCAAGAAAAGACCTAATATAAAATTCCCAATTTCGTATGTTATTTTCATACAAATCATGTTTTGCTGTTAAAAAATCTCTATCGTATTCAGCCATCAACTCCACCTTTTAGGTCTGCTTGGTTTAAAATCTCTACGCAAAGGAAAATTATATTCAATCATATAACCTAAAGCATCGTTGAAATGGTCATAACCACTATCTTTATCTGGTACATGAGTGCCCTCTTTGTATATCTGTCTTTCTATGCTTTTTATCACATTTTTACAAGAATTAACAATAGACAACGAACTAATACCTTTCGCATTTTTTAATTTTGCATTTACTGCATTAATTCTATCACGAACAAAGGGAGCTGAGTTACGAGCAAAAACTTCAAAGCCAGCATTTTTTAAAATTGCTATATCTGTCATACCACCAGCAGAAGTTTTTCTTTGTTTGGCACTTGGATCTGGGTAAATTTTAATTTTACAATTATATCTTCTTTTAATTTCATCACACATTTCATTAGTATTACTACTCCATATTTGTATCTCATCTATAACAATAATTCTATCATTTTCTATTACACAAACGACACCTGCCATAGGGTCCACATTAAAATCTAAACCAATATGAATAATACTTAAATGTTGATTATAATTTTCTCTTAAATGTAATTTTCTATCAAAGTTATAATAAATCATACCAGAATAATTTACGAAACTAGCCATATATTCTTGTTGGAATGTTCTTTCATCAAGGTCAGATGAAGCCTGTTCTATTTCTTCTTGAGGAACTTGCTCGCCTTCTAGTGTAGTATATTTAAAACTTTCCCAATCCTTATCTCCCTGTCCTTTTACATACATATCATAAGCCCAATTACCAAAACCCTTTGGTGTGCCACAAAATAAAGCATGTCCTTTTGTATCTGAAAGTGTAGGTCTTAAAACCTCGTACCAAGCATGTGGGTGTATATCTGCAAATTCATCCATAACCAAAAAATTTAATCCAACTCCTCTTAATGACTGTTCATTATCTGCACCTCGTAATGATATAGTAGAATTATTTCTTAATATTACAGTTAAATCACTATTATTGATTTCTTTAATCCAATTATGTTGATCTAGTCTTTCTTTTAAAGCCACCCAACATATACTTTTTGCTTGACGATAAGTAGGTGCAACATACCAAACTTTAGTATTTGGCCACCTAGCAAATCTTGCTAATTCATTAATAGCAACAAATGTCTTTCCAAATCTGCGACCAGAGACAAGTATTCTAAATCTAGATTTACTTTGAATTACCTCTGTTTGTGGTAAAGTTAATCCCATTTATTAAAAAATACGCAAATAAAAACGCAGTAATCGTTCATAGAGCAATAAAACTAGTATCAGTGGTATGTTTATACAACTGCTAATCATACGACCAAGGCAATGGTTCTGCTTCTTCTGAAGTTTCTATTCTATCTTTTTGACCTAACATTTGTTTACCTAGCCATATTAACATAGTAGTATTTCCTGTTTGGGCTTTTTCAAATTGCATTCTTCGTAAAGACATTTTTCCTCTATATCTTCCCTTTTTTAAGTACTCGGAAAAATTATCTGCTAAAGTATCTGAATGACACCCTACAACAGTAGCTATTTCCTCATTTGTACAAAAAATACTTGATAATCTTTCTATTAATTTTGTATCAAGTTTTTTTTTTGGTCTGCCTACTTTTTTTTTCATATAATCCTTTTTTTTAACAGAATGGTTGATTTATAGTAATTTTTTAAAATATTCAATTGTATGAATTAATCCATTTTCTAAATTTATTGTTGGTTGCCAATTTAATTTTTCTTTTGCTAATGTAATATCTGGTTTTCTTTGTTGGGGATCATCTTTAGGTAAATCATTAAATACAATTTTAGATTGTGAATTTGTTAATGTAATAATTTTATTTGCTAATTCTAAAATAGTAAATTCTTTTGGATTTCCTAGATTAATTGGTCCAATTTCATCTGATTCCATAAATTTTATAAATCCATTTATTAAATCATCTACATAGCAAAAACTTCTTGTTTGATTACCTTTCCCATAAATAGTAATATTTTTATTTTGTAATGCTTGACAAATAAAGTTACTTATTACTCTACCATCATTAATACTCATATTTGGCCCATAAGTATTAAATATTCTAACAACCTTAATGTCTAAATTATATTGTCTTTTATAATCAAAACATAATGTTTCAGCACATCTTTTACCCTCATCATAACATGAACGAACTCCAATTGGATTAACATTTCCCCAATAAGTTTCTAATTGTGGATGTTCTAAAGGATCACCATAAATTTCACTAGTACTTGCTTGGAAAACTTTTGCACCAATTCTTTTAGCAAATTCCAAAACATTTACCATACCATAGGTTGTTGTTTTAATAGTTTGAACAGGATTTTTTTGATAATGTATAGGACTAGCTGGACAAGCTAAATTATAAATTTGACTAACATTATTTATACTAAATAAACCTAAACCATCTTTCATATTTAAAAAAGGAACAGTTATGTCATGTTCAACATAATTAAAATTAGATTTAGCCATTATAGACTCAAAATTTTTTGTATTTCCTGTATAATAATTATCCAAACAAACAACTTCGTTTTCATGTGAAATAAGTTTTTTACAAAGATGTGAGCCTAAAAAACCCGCCCCACCTGTAACTAAAATTTTAGCCATTAAATCCTTTTGTTATATTTTTTAATCTTTGACTTTTTATTTTATCTTTTTGTATAATTTTTAATCCAAATTCATTAGGTTGTTTTGATATGTGAATATTTTTTTTCTTTATTAAGGGGGTATCAAATTTTCCCCATTGATCTTTAATAACATGTTGTGGTCTTTTAAATCTTCTTTTTACATCAACTACTTTTGGCCATAATCTTTTTAAAGAATTTGCCATATCTAATCTTCCATCTCCTTTATATAATTCGGTAGAATTACCACCTTTCATAGTCATTGTTCTTACTTTATTACATGAAAAAACATTAATTAATACTGTACACCAATTATTTGCCAATACTTGTAAACATAAATCAGTATCTTCATTGTATCTACCTCTCCATCTATTTGTAACTTTATTATTAATTAACATAAAGCTATACACATGCTGATTTAAAGAAAATGCTCGTAAATGTGGCAAACAAAACATTGTATAATTTAAACCTGCAATAGCAATATTTTCATATCTGTCTGTAAATTCTTCTACTGTAAAAAAAGCCGGTAAAGATACAGACCTAATTCTTTTCCCTTTATATGATCTATAAATTTCTTTTATATTATCATCTAATAACCAATGTCTTTTATGTTTGTTTTTAATTGAGTGTTCCCAAACCCAATTTCTAGCAGGAATACTTCCAAGACCTAAATTACTAAAAGGTAAATCTAATAATATATGTTTACTATATTTTTCTTCATATAATATTCTTTCTTGTGGTTCTATTACTATTTTAAATGGAACTTTATCAGCTATTAAAAAATCGGCTGTATAACAACAATCATGTCGTCCTTTAGATATTACATAAACTGGATATTTAGGTTTTTTCATTTTCAAATCTTATTGATTTTACATCATCATTATCTTTATGTGGCCACCAAATAGATTTAGTTTTATTAGTAATTGTAATTCCTAAATGTTTTGCAAAAGAATCTCTATCAGTATCATTTTCAAAAGATACTGTCATAGTTCTTGGTGTAAGAGTTCTTTCATATTCTGGTAAACCAACCCATTCTTCTGCATGATTAATACTAGAAAGTTCACTTTCAGGTCTTGTAATAAAGGCTAAATTAGCCAACATCATTTCATCATATCCTGTTCCTAATAAATCATCTTCTTGTAATATTTCTTTTAATATTTCAGATAATTGTCTATCATCTACATCTGCCAAATGACCAATTTCGTTATCTGAAGCCAATAATTTTAATGCTTGTGAACTATTAGGGCTTATATTAATTTGAAATGTAGGAACTGTATCAATTTTTAAAATTTCACAAGCTAATACTACTCCATGACCTGCTAAAATAGTTCCATCTGTTGTAATAACTATATTTCTATAAATGCCATTTTCTTGAATAGATTTACAAATATGTTTTATTTGATCTTCTGGATGTTTTTTATAATTACGAGGGTGGGGTTTTAAAGTATTTGTTTTTCGTAATATGATATTATCTATCTTTGCCATTTAATGAAATGTTATTTTATCATTCGTACTTAATATTTCTGAGGTATCACATTTTACTTGATTTGCCAAATATAATTTAGCATCTGATTCAGATTCAAAACCTTGCACCTGTATAAAAGCAGAAAATGTGTCATTAACATCTTCTGCGACAAAATAAGTTTTATAAAAATTATTTATTAATTTATATTTATCGCTCATTGCCTGAACAATATACAAAAACTAATTATTTTACCATGCTTTATATTCTTCTTCAGTAATTAATTTTTCTTTCCACATAAGTCGAACCATATCGTCTGAAATATTAGTACTACGAATACCTTTTTTAACAAAACCAACATAATCTTTATGTGATTTTTTTGGTTGAACACCAAACTCATTTTCTTTTATTTTATCTGCTAAATCTTCTTCCCACCTTTCTCCATAAAGCCAAGTAGCTAAATGAGGGATATAATTAGTATCATCAGTTTTAGATATTAAAGCATTATATTTTTCTACAATAATATTATTTGTAGTTTTATCTTTTTTAGATAACCATTTTTCAAATGCTTTTACCTTACTCCCTTTTTTAAGTTTAACTTTGCCCCATATTTCATTTTTAAATTCCTCCATATATATATTATTATTGGTAGAGGTTGGGGTTAGGGGTAGGGGGGTTTTGGCTGGGTTTTTAGGACGACCACCTTTTTTGCCATTTTCCCTAGCATTAGCAATTTTATTATTAATATACAGCCATTCTTTTAACTGACGAGTATTTTGCCATTTATTGTTTTCTGGATTTTCAGCAACAATATGAACAAAAAATTCATTGATAACATCGCCACAAGTATCTTGTTCAATATCTGAACGAGTTCCCGCAATACGATTTAATATTTCAGCATCGTCTGGAATACCACGACATTTTTTATTCCAATTCCAACACAAAAGTCGCACATAAATACCTACTGCTAATGGACTTAAATGCTGAGTACCAGCAACAAAGTCATCTGTAAATAAATACCATGCTTTTAATTTTTCACTCGGTGTCGAGTTTTCTTCTATAAACATTTAACCTCCTAAGTTGTTTGTAATGTTGTATTGTTAATGCATCAATTATATCATCAATATTATTTTTGTAAGTTAATCCTTTTTCTTCAATATCTTTAATAGCTAATTCTTGACAATTTCTCCAACGACCAATAAATTTATCCATCTCTATTATGTCAGTAGGAATTTGAATATAGCTATCTTGTATTTTTACGACTTGGGACATATTTTACAATAATATCTGATAATTCCTTTAAGCATTTTTTAATATTTCCTTTTAAAATAAAATGAGGGGTTTTAAAACAACTAGATTGTACTAACCACAATTTTTGTGCATTTGATAAACTTCCTTTTTCATTTTTTAATTCAATATAAATTAGTTTACCTTTTGGATATTCAATAACAAAATCTGGACAACCTTTTCGTAATCCCATTTTTTTTAACTTTATCTGGTACTGTGGTTTTCTTTTGCCCTCATTTGGAACATGAAAATGTCTAAACTTATATTTTTTACTTAATTCAATTAAAAAGTAATTACAGGCAATTTGAATATCTATTTCTTTTGTCATAAAATGCGAGGGGGTTAAAATTCTCGGTTTCAATTCCCCTCGCTAATTGCATTACTAGGAGGTATATGCTTCAAACTTTATATATAAATTTAAACCACCTCGTCAAGTAATAAGATAAAAAGTTGATTAATCATACCACCCTATACAGTTTTATCGTTGTAGCATTAAATTCTGCGTTTTAAATATTGAACTATAGCAATAAAAACCAACAAAACCATTAAATCATAAAAAAAATTATAAATTTATAAAATAATTGTTTTTTTTAAACTAGAACAATTTATAGTTAACCTATGTTAAATTCTCGGTTTCACATATTAACAAAAAAATCTAAAAATCCATTGCAGGGGAATATTGTTTCTAGTTTATTAGCAAATTCTAGTTCTTTCAGCTACCTTTGGGCAACTTTTATTTTTAGTATGTTAATAAGATTTTCTATTCAATGTCAGTTTTCATTAACAGTGGCGAATAGAGATACGAATGTGTCCGATTGTTTTTGTTCTCTTTATCGTTCGTAGTACTTTCATTCGGTACTGATAAGAGTTTTCATATTTAAAAAAAACATTCTCCTTTGCGTTAGGGCATTGGTCATAGACTAAATTGATTGGCTTATCATCATTTTTAATTAGGAATAAGTTTATGCGAAAAATCCTCCTCCTTTTGTTTTTAGCAATTAAGCTAAACTGATGAGACCTACTTGGTCGAAACAAATATGATAGATCAAAAACAATTAAAATTAAAAATTGATAATTTGGTCAATTTCATTGAGTTGCAAGAAAGTTTATCTAAAAAAAATAGTTTAGATATAGTTATTGATAATTCTGAATATATTAAAGAATTAAAATCAGAATTAAAAATTCTTGCTGGTAAACAAATTTCTTATGGAAGTAGCTTTGTTGGTGCTTCTTATAGAAGTTTATTACTCAATAATTGATTGTATCGGAGTTCGCTAGTACTTGGCAACAGAAACTAGCACTGTCCATAACAAATAGTTATGCTGATGAGGTTTTGTATAACCGAAACAGAAATTACAATAAGGAGAGACTATGTCAAATATAATCCAAATAAACGAAAATACTTTTATGAAAAATGGTGTTGAATTTACAGTACCAAAAGAAAAAAAGTATATTAACTATGTTACTAAAATTGCTTACACAGGCAAAAATTTAGATATTCTAAAAAAGACTGGTTATGATGGGGAGTTTATCACTTTTAATCAAACTTTTTCTATCGGTGGTATTGTACCGAAAGAAACTAAAACTGTTGCGAGTCTTGTGCGATTTCTTAATAACGAAAATCCTAAGAAACCACAATTTAAAAGATTTTCAGTTTTTCATGTTTCACAAGTTGAATTACCAGAACTTAAAAACAAGGAGGAATAATGGGACATTTATTACCAAGTCCATGCACCTTAGATAAAAATGATATTAATTATTTTGTTTGGGGTACTAGTTATTGGATTAATGGCGATATTTTTTTTTATAAAATTTATCCAAATAAAAAATAGTCGAAAGAGGGATTTATATCCCTCTCTACAGGAATTGATCTACCTGTACTGAAGATGACAGATCACTAACTATAAGGAGGGTTTATGCCTACTCATTGGTTTATTTTATTATTATTTGCTAGCACTTTAATGTTAGCATTACCACATTGGCTTTAAATATAGGGGGGGATTTAATTATCCCCCTTTCTGTCGTATACTTTTTTGTATGCCTGATGAGTTCATTAAGAACGAAACAGAAAATTAAAAGGAGGTATTATGTTAATACATACTCAAGAAAATAATTTAGCAATTCCTGAAAAATTACATTTTAAGGTTGAGCTAAAACCTATGTCATTTCTAAACAGTGTAGATGATAGAATTGATGTTCCAGATCATAGCGTTTTAGTACGCACTGATACTGAACAACCTTTATCAATCGTTGGTAATCGTTATGAGCCTACGCAATATTATGATATTATTGAAAAACAAACTGAAGGATTAGAAAAATCTGGTTTGTTAAAAAATAGTAATTTTATATGCAAAGACTTTTTAATTGATGGTGGCAGAAGATTCAAGCGAGAAGTTATTATGAAAGATTTAACTATTGAGCCGAAAGTTGGCGATCTAGTTCAGTTTACACAAACTGCAAAATCTTCACATGACGGATCACTTTGTAATATTTCTGACTCTACTCCTAAACGATTAGAATGTGATAATGGAATGCTACAAGCCATTTGGCAATTAGTATTCGCTTTTCGTCATACTGTTGGTTTTGATGTAGAAAACCTAGTGAGTATATTTAATTCATCAACCGAAAAATTTTTTGAAATGGAACCTTATTTTAAAACTATGGCTACTACAAAAATATCTGTAAAAGATGTTGAGTTAGCATTAAAGCAAACTATTTGTAAAAGAAAAGCCACTAAGAAAAAAAATACTGACCATAAAGAAAAATTGCTTGGTTGGTTGTTAGCTCAATATAAAAAAGAAGCAGTAAATTTAGATGATACTGTTTGGGCATTTTATAATGCTTTAACTAATTGGGCAACACACCCTGAGTTATATGATTATAAAGAAGATTCAAAGTTTTATAACATTGAAGAAAGTAATAAAAATCAAGTTTTATTATTCTTTAGATCTAAACAATGGGAAAATATTGCTTTTGATCCTATCAGAAGTAATCAATTACTATGATTAAACTACTTACTAGACAAACATCTTATGCTGATCACAACATAGAAGCCTACGAAATAATCGTAGGTTTCTTATGTCAGTGCAGAAAAGAAAAAAATCTAGAAATGTATGTAATGTTTAATAAAAAAAGAAAACATTTAATGAGGGAGTTAATATGAAAATTTTTATTGTTTTATCTTTTCTTTTTATAATCAGTTGTTCTCATACCCCTATTGTAGATAGTAGGGGTAAGAGTTCTGCAAATATACAGGGCGATCATAATAGATTTCATGATGACTTATATACTTGCAAAGATATAGCAAACGACAATACTAATGAGGTTTCAAATGCTTCTAAAAAAGTATATAATGCCCTTAGATGGCGAGTGCTATGGCTATCCCCTAAACTAAAAACCAAAGATGATTTGGTCAATAATTGTTTAGAGGGTAGAGGATATAATGTCCTAAATAAATAATAATAATCCGAAGGAGGATTTGTGCAAAATGGCAAAGTGAAAAAAGTTTGGAACAATACAGAAAATAATGAACCAAACTATACGATTGATTTAATAGATGGGCAAAGATTATATTGTCGTGAATTTATTAATATCAATGATGGTGACGATATTACTTATACTGCTATAAATACTAAAACTAGCAAGAATGGTAATACTTATACGAATGTTATGGGTGTTATGGCGCAAGGTCAACAACCACAAGTGCAACAAGCACCTCAACAAACATATACACCAGAGCCTACAAGAACAGCAGTATCTAATGATCCAAATAGAAATATTTTCGTCACAGGTGTTGTTGGTCGTGCTATGGGTAGTGGCAACTTTCAAATTAATGATATTGATGCCCTTACTTCTATGGCTATGGCTACTTATCAAAAATATTTTATATAAGATATATGGGGGATTAATTTCCCCCTTATTTCATTTTCTATGAGGAGTATCGTAGTTAAAAATATACTAGTTATTTTTAATAAAAGTATAATAGGAGTTTGTGGTTATTATCCACCCATTATATTATACCTTACTCCTCATAAAAGATGAAAAGACATACCAGAATTTTTTTTAAATATTGGGGTTTCGGCGATCAATACACACCAGATTGTTGGGCACAGAATTGCGGAAAACCTGCAGTAGATATTCATCATATAATAGGTCGTGGTCAAGGTGGCGATCCTAAAAAAATCAGAGATTCAATTGATAATTTAATTCCTCTTTGTAGGGAATGTCATATTAAAACAGATAAAGATAAACAGTTTAATGAAGAACTTAAAAATGTAGTTAAGTTTATGATTAAAGAAAAAGGAGGTTAAATGGAAGAAAATACTGAATACGCAAATATAGGTTTTGATCCTAATGCTTTATCTTACTTAGAAGATAAACTTGGATTATTATTTGCTGACGAAGATACTGCTCTTGATGTTTTAAAAAAAAATGAGAAAGTATTAATTAGTGAACTTACTAAAATGTTCATGAACAGCGAATATAAAAATACTGCTGAATTAAATGCGCACATTTATACTAGTGGGCAATACAAAGAGTTTCTAGAACTTTATAAAAAAGTTCTGGGGAAAAGGAATCGTGCTAAAATTAGATACGAAACCTTTAAGTCCTTTCGTAATGATTTACGAACTAAATCTGTTAATGAAAGGGAATTGGCAAAACATATCTAAGGAGGTTTTATGAGCCAAAATAACGATATAATTAATTACCTTAAAAAAGGTAAAAAATTAAACCCTATGAAAGCACTCAAATTGTTTGGTTGTTTTCGTCTTAGTGCTAGAATATTTGATTTAAATCAAATGGGTTATAATATAGAATGCACTAATATTAGCAAAAATGGTAAGCATTTTGCTGAATATAAACTTATACAATAGGAGGTATAATGAGTAAATCTAGTCAATGGGCTTACGAAGAAAACCTTAAAGAAGAAGAAAAACAGTTAGAAAGAAAAATACTAAAAGAAAATCCGCATTTAGCGAAACAACCTTATAGTAGTTCTGCTGTTAATAAAATGTTGTCTAAAGATTTCAAAAAACATTTCGGTAAGAAAAAATGAAATCAATAGATACATTATGTTTTGATAAATGGGAGTTAGAGAAACCTCTGCTCCCATTATCTTGGTCGCATATAAATCAATTTGCTACTAAAAGACCTCAATGGGCATTGCAAAGAATATTCGGTTTTAAATTTCCGACTAGTCCTGCGATGGAACGAGGTAGTTCAGTAGAACATGGTTTGCATATGTTATTGAAAGGCGATACTTTAGAAAATGCTAAGAAAAGCATGTATTATCAATATGACGAAAAACTAAAAGATGTTTTTCATGATGATATTACTAAAGAAAGAAATTCTTTATTACCTTTATTAGAAGAATTTTATAAATACTTTGAAAAACAAAATTGGGAATTAATAGGGTTTCAAGAAAAAGTTGAAACTACAATAATGGATATTCCTATTATTGGTTATACTGATTTTCATTTTGAAGATAAAGAAACTAAAGAAGATTTTTATATAGATCTTAAAACTTCTAAGACTATGCCTAAATCAATACCAAATACTCATGCTATGCAACAATCGATTTATGCAAAAGCAACTAATGCTAGGCAAAATTTGTTATATGGTACTTACTATAAAACAAAACCTACTGCAGTAGTTCCTTTTGAAGTAGGAAACACTAACCAATATTTGAAGATGGTTAATCACATGGTACTTTCTATGGAACACTACTTACTTCGTATGGATGATAAAGAGGATATTGTTAGATCAATAATTCCTGATCCATCAGATTGGTGGTGGAACGAAGAAAGTCTTGTAAAAGCCAGAATCGAAGTTTGGGGTTACTAGTTGCCAGTCCTCGCCTTTCGACCTCGTAAGTAATAGTATGAGGATATTATAGATTGGATGCTTTGTAGTTTAGAGGATACTGGCTTTATAAGGTGCTACTTAATTCAATCGTCTATTACGATAAAGAATAGGGGGGGTATGAATATACCTTATCCCCCCTAAAACCTCTCTGAGAGGCTATTTTAGAGGTATTTTTCGCATACTTTTAATGCAACCAATGGGTATTATGTTTCTATCGCCAAAATAACCATCATCTGAGTAACTTGAAAATGTATATAAATATCCTTTTTCTTTTTTTAAAACATAGGCGAAACTACTTATAATGGCAGTTTTCATTTTGCAAAAATCTTCTAAACTAACTATTGTAGAATCGCCTACGATATCTTCCCACACTATCTCGTGGAAATCATAAGGAATATTATTTCTTTTTAGATTTCTTTTTCTTTTTCTTTTTAGGGGGTCTGCCTTTTTTAGAGCCATAAGTCCCTTTGCCACTAGGCATTAATGCAAAATCCAATTATGAATTCCAATAGTAATACCTACAATTATAATTGCTTGTATCCACCATTTTAATTCCATAAATGAATCCCACCATTTTTCAATTCTCTCTTTCATTTCGTGACTCCTTTTGTTTTTTCAAAAGTTCTCAATGCTCCCATACCAAGAAGCGACATGACAAGAGGCATTAAAGTCCCCATATCAAGTTGCGGTATGTTTACCACTTCATATTGAAATAAACCACAAATAAATAAAATAAATTTTGATAAAACAAACTCCCAAAAAATTGCTAAGGCACAAGACATTCCGATAAGTGGGCGCCATGACCTTTGCATAAATCCACTTAAACCACCTGCAGTACTTTGAGCATCAGCTAAATTAATATCCATTTGTTTAGATTTTAACTTGGCTTGTATTTCTTCAAATTGTAATTTTAACTTTTCTTTTTCCTCTCCTGAAAAGTGCATATCATCAACAACATTACCAATTGTTTTAATTGTATCACCACCAAATATTTTACCTAGCACCATTACTTACCACCAAATGCTTTATAAAAAGCCGCAATCAAACCATAAGGATCATTAACAGGATAACCCAATTCATTTAATTTTGGTTTTTTATTTTCTTTTTTCTTTTTCTTAACTATTTTTTTCTTTTTCATAATTTACCACACTCTCTTAATTGATCTGATATTCTTTGCATTTTTTCTCGTAAATCTTCTTCTTTATATTTTTTTCTATTATCATGTATCTCTTTTATTTCATCAGCAGTTGTTAATCTTTTTCGCATTGTTCTCATGTCAATCTTTTCATCTGTTCGCTCAGTCTGTGTGCTCTCGCTGGTGTGTGTTTTTTCGCCCATAACGAATCTTCCATTTCAAATCCAGCAGTAGTATAATCTTTATTTCTTAATGCTTCAAACATCTTCTTAAATTTGGCAGTTTTTGGCTTTCCTAATTGGAAACACATGTGAGCAATAATTTCAATAGCATCTTCGTGTATGTCTAATCCCTCACATAAACTTTTAGCATCTTGAACACATATTGCTACATCATAATCAAATATTTTTTCTAATTCTTTTCTGTCATATTTTTTATCTTTTATAAAATGTTCGTGAGGTTTAACTAAATGCCCATAGCCAATCGTGGCAAATCCAAGATGGTCTTTATAGACAGTATCACGATAACCCTCTTCTTCTTTTAAATGATCTTTTAATTTTTCTATATTCATATCAATCCCCTTTTATATCTTTTACCTTAACTGATTCTGCTTCCCAAGTAAGAACAGATTCATCTTCAATACACTTTTCTAAATAAACTGCAGCATCTAATAATTCTTCTTGAGTTTCTTTTAACCATTCAATTTTAGTTTTTGTTGTTTCTTCCATAGTATTACCATATTTAATTAATCCTTGATTTGCTCGTAAAGCCATTTTATCCATTACTCTTTTTACAAGTTTATCTGGTGTGTCCATACTTCTCCTTTAGTTCTATCATTGATATAAAATTATGTCCTTGAATATGCCCATCAGATAACAATAACTGTGAAACACCATAAGACCACCCATTCGCACTATTTATAGCATAATTTTCTATATGACCAAAGTTCATTGCTGTTCCTACATTTACAATTTTTACATAATTACCTCTACCTAATTTACTTGCTCGCCATGATCTCTCTCTATGACTATGACCAAATACTATGTCATGGGTAGCAGAATTAGATATTTGACTTGCTTCTGCCATTTTACCACCAATCTCTCGCCCCATTTCATTTAAAGGCACATGAACAAAAGCAACTCCTTTTATAAAATAAAAATCACCATACTCACTAATTCCCCAACCTCTTAATCGCCATAAGTTTTCGTATTGCTGTGAAAAAGCACCAACAACTTCTTTGTGTTCGTTTTCATATTTATATAATCGTAATTCGTGATTACCTAAGCAGTAGTGCTTATAACATTCATGATCGCCTATTCCTTTGTGTAATAAATCTAATGCTTCTTTTGTTATATTTATATCAGCTAATATGTTTGGTTTCTTTTGCCCTTTAACAGTATGATTTTTATCAAAGGTAGAACAAGAATCAAAAGAACAGAAGTCGCCTATACAAACAACATAATCTGGTTTGTATTCATTTATTTGTTTTCCTATCCAATAAAATCTATCTAAATCTTCATCAGGTGCAACATGGGCATCTGGAATTACAAATACTTTTGTTGGATCAGAAAATGTTGTTGATTGAGCAGCTATTCTGACAATCGGTTTTTTATATTCCTCTATAATTACTTGTGGCTTAGTATCTTTGTATCTATGCCATTCAATAGTCCAATGAGAACTACCTAATGCCAACTTTTCTATTTTATCTATTTTTCTTTGAAGTGTTGTTCTTGGAATATCTAAAACATCTTCAACAATTTTTCTTGCACCTGTAGGATTATTTATTCCACCTTTGCCCATAGGTGGATAACCTTTGTCTAATGCTTCATGAAGTTTTTCTTGGATAAGTTTTAGCTCGTCCCATTCCTTATCTTCCATAGAAGATTATTATACTAATTTTTATAGTTTTGCAAAAATTGGCTATTTTAGTAATTTAACAAAAGTATAAATTCCTGCTAAAATTGTTCCTATAAATAACGCAACCTTTAATCCACCCATGCCTTTATTAGATATACTATTGAGATCACGAATTTGTTTTTGCATAATATTTATATCTTCACGAATATATTTAACATCTGTTTTTAATTCAGCAATAATAACTCTTTCTTTTTCCCAATCAGACATCTTGCATACTTTCTATTTTAAAAATTTCTGGGTATTCTTGTAGTAGAAAATAAACTGTTTTACTAATCTTTTTTGTATAATTTTTATCTATTGCAAAAGTATGTAAGCTATTGATTAATTCATCTAAATTTATTTCTTGTAATAGTGTTTGTTTATTTCTTAGTTCTCTATATTCTTTAAAATCTGTACCTCTATTAAGTAAGGTAATATAATCAGCAACACTTTCACATTTTCTTTCATATTTTTTTATCATTACATTGCTATTTAATGCTTTTATATGAGGCTGTGTTTTGTCAGTTTCTATCATTCCATAAAAATTATTACCCTCTAAAGCAAATCTTGATAAACCCCAATTAGATTCAAGTATAGCTTGTGCAACAGAAACAACTACTATTACTCTTGATTGTGGTGGAATTTTAGAATTAAACTCAATCGTACATTCTGTAATACCTAAAACAAATTCATCTTTATTTTTATAATTAAAATCCCATTGATAATTAAAAGCACTACATAATAAAACTAATGTGGCACAAACTGTTTTAATCATTTGCCTTGCCTATTATATTTTTTCCATGACTTTAATTTATGTTTATTCTTTGGCTTGGAACGAGAAGAATTTCCTATTGATGTTCTTTTAACTACTTTATCAAAATCTGTTTTTTGAACTAAAGTCTGTTTTACCATTATTTCATATTTGATAATGGATTTTCTAAAGCAAGTTTTATTTTTTTATCAATTTTTTCTTCTAATGATTTCATATCATCTTTTAAATCATTAACAGTTTCTTTTAAGTCTTTAGAATTTTCTCTACCATCTTCCTTAACTTGTTGCTCTACATCATTAACAATTTTTTCAATTCGTCTTACATCTTGTCGTAAATCATTTTTAAGTTCGTTAGCAACATCAGAAACTAATTGTACTTCTTGAATTATCATACTCATTTCTTGAGTTATCATTTCAGTTTCTTGTTGCAGTAATTCTAGTCTTTTATCAAAGCCACTTAAATCTGGCGCAATATAGCCATCTATTTTTTTTTCCATATCAAGAAACTTTTGATAATAAGTGAAGCCACCCCATAAAACACCGACTAGACTACTTATAATAGTCAGCACTACAAATATGCGTCCACCTCTAAATTTTATTCCTGCGACTTCTAATTCTGCCATTGACTATCTACTATTTCATTCATTAATCCGTCACTCCCTGCGAATAACAAATAACTTGCCATATTATTATCAGAAATAACTGTATCAGGCAAAGATAGATCTGAAAAAAAATCAACTCTATCATTTAATGCTTGTTGAGTATCAAAAAAAGTTTTAGTGTTGCCTAATACTTGCATAACGACAAGAGTTTTAGTTTGGCTTACATCATCATATCTTTTCTTATCATCAATTTTTTTCATAATCTTTTTAACAGCTTTTTCTTTAGATGATTCTTTCTTCGTTACTTCTTTTGGTTTTTCAACTTTTTCTTTTTCTTCTTGTTTTTCTTCTTGGGGTTTTTCTTCTTTGTTTGCAGTTACTTCGGTTTGTGATTCAGATTCTTCTTTTTTTGCTTCCGTTTCTTTCGGTGCTTCTTCTTTTATATCTTCTGCTACCTCAATGGTTTCTTCAACAACTTCCTCAATCTCTAACTCTAACTCTGCTTCAACTTCTATTTCCATTTCCATGACCTCAATTTCAATTTCTGCCATTTCAATTTCTTCTATTTCAACAACAACAGCATCATAATCAACTTCATCAATTTGTATAGGTTCTAAAACAAAGTCATCATTCATTTCATTAGAATCAAAAATATCTTCAACGACATCAATAACATCTTCTGGCGCATCAATATTTAAAGCAACGAACATTTCTACAGAGGTTATTGATTGCGTGATAATGGTATTGACAACATTATAAAGCACATTGACTGTGACATCATCAAACAAGGGTCCGATAGAAAGACTAATATCTCTACCTCCTATTTCTATAATTACAGTTGTTAAACTACCAGAAAAATCCCAACCTCCCTCATATGATTGATAACCAGAATTAGTTCCACTAGCAGATAAAATATCAGTACCACTAAATACATTTGTTTTTCCATTTCTGCCTGTAATATGCATATAGATAGAGTCATTAGAATCTTGCTTATCTACTTTTATAGAATAATTTGTGCGACCACCCTTATCGAAACTTAAATTAGAAATATCTACAGTTTGTATAAATGTCGTTCCCATATTAGGTACGCCCATTGCAGATGTAGAATTACCAGAACCAGTTATTTGAGCACATTTATCAGTTCCTAATTGACCACAAGTATTACCACTAGACATTGTTGCAGGTCCTTGACCTCCCCAATCAATATCCATATCGCCCTCTTTGGAACTAACAACATAACCATTATCACCATCTAATAAATCGCCAGAGTCTTCGTTAGTTACAGTAGTTGTTGTAGTATCAGTTGTTGTGGTTGTAGTTATTGTGTAACCATCAGATTCATATTCAATAGTTTCCGTTATAGATTGTTCAATTATTTCTTCTATTGTTGGAGTACAAAGACCTATGGTGTCAGTATCACAATCTACAGCTTGACTAGAAAAGGATAGGAATACCGATATACATAGCCATAGCCATAAAAATAAATTTTGCGAATTCTTTATCACTTTTTATCTGCTCCTCTGATTTAATAATTTTTTCTTTTTGATTAAAAACTACACTACCTTTTGGCACCATTTCTGGATTATTTTCCCAACCTGTTTTTGCTTCCGTACCTATCTTTGAATCGTAAGGACAATAAGTTCCGGCAAACCACATAGCGTCAAACACTCTATGATCAGTACATAATGTTGAAACTGCCGCAACTTTCATACCCATAGAATAAAGACTGCGAGCAAGTTTTATACGCTCACAATTTTCATCAGTGATTGTTATACCACTAGCAATACCAAAAATTTGAGTTTGTACTGCACCACTCGTTGCTGTTTTACAAATATCTGAATTATTAACTACAACACTTGGAGCATTAGCAGTTGGAGGAGCTTTGTCTGTTACGACTGTGCTTGATACTGTGTTTGTATCTGCGCCAAGAGCAGAGTTTATCGTACTATTTAAAAAAAATATTATTATTGTTGCTAATACAATTCCAATAAAAATAGGTTTCATTATCTTGCTGTTGTTGGTACACCCTTTGATGATACAAATGGGCTTTCTGCAAATGCCATGTAAATGTAGGTACTCGTATTTTGATTATATGCTGTTCCACTATCTCTAATTTTAAATCCATTTGAAAGCATATCCATTCTATCTGTTCCTGTTTGTTCAGCTATGTTAGAATTAACTCTTAATCTCTCATCTGAAGAATTAGAAGGTGATCTAGCATTATCATTTATATTCCAGTTACCAGTTGCGTCTATTGGTTTTGTTACAACATATGCGGGTTTAAAGCCTGTGTAAACAAATGCCCCATTTGAATTACCATTACCTTCGTAGCTACCAAATGAACTGTAACCTTTAATTGGTGCAAAACAATAGGCAATCATAGTTCTTCCATCAGCAGGAGCAACAGAAGTTAATCCTACTTTAAAAACACTAGATGTTGGTGCTGTATTTCTCCAAACATTTGATGAACCTGTTTGATTTGCATTAG